GGGGCGCGGCTCCCTTTTCTGAGCGAGGGGCGGCGATGAGGAACAAGCCTCGCTCAATCTCAAATTCAAGAACCCGTCGAGCGTCCTTTGTGTCGCGATCTTTTCCGTTCGCCCGGATATTCGACGGTAGCGGGTGCCTCCGGGCGAAGCGCAGCGTTCAAGGCAGAAATACCTGGAACACCCTCTGCGCTGTGCATTTCGGTACCCGCGCCTTTTTCTTTTCGGGCAATCGCTGCTTTGCGAGCGTTTTGCAGAACCCTCCAAGCCGCGTGTCCGATGTGTTCCATGTCCGTCCTTCTGTCTGGTTCCGGTCGTCTCTGATCAGGAACTTAGCGAGAGGCTTTGTGCATGACGGACTCAAAATTTCAGTCACTCGAACATCAATTGGTTTCGGAGCGCGAGCGTATGAGTAGCTGCGATCTGGCGGGCCGTTATGTCCGCGAAATGACAGACAGAGAGGCAAAAGGGTGGGGCGATCACAGCAACGCTCTCAAGCGCCTGAGCCGTCGATATGGCCTGTCTTACTGGACCTTGAACAATCTGCGCATCGGTCGCTCCAAGACCGTTGAAGCATCGATCTTCAAGCGCGTCCAGACGGCTTACTTCGATTACTGCGAGCGCCAGATTGCGCAACTCCAACACGAACTTGAACTCGAAAAAGCGGTGAGCGGCGATGCTGATATGGAAAATCTGGTCGGCGAGACTTCGCAGCTTTTGGCGAAGGTTCGTGAAGCGAAAAAAGCATCGAAAGCAAATGTTCGAGCGCATGGAGGCTGACAAGAAATGAACCCTGTCGCTGCCGCTGCTCTCTCAACCCTCCTAACAATCTTGCTGGTCTGCTTGATCGGCCTTTATCTCGCATGGAGGATGTAATGGAAGCCCAGAAAATACCGCATTACGTGAAGCCTGCCCTTGGCCGTCTCTATGGGGGGGGCAACCCTTGCTCGCGAGGTATCGCAGACGGAAGAAGCCATAAAGGGCGGCGGTTTCGTTTATTTCACGTTGCCAGATGGCAAGTCGGTGGGGCCTGCCTCCGGGAAGTGGCTCATCGAGAACTCAATGGTTTCTCCGACCGGCGACGACCTGTTTCCGGGCGGTTCTCAGACTTATCGGCTTGCGTGAGGTAGTGATGCTTACCCTGCGCCAGATGCACGATATCGCGATAGGCGAAGTGCGGTCGATGGAAGACCTGCTTCGTAAAGGCCGCGCTTCCAAGCCGCCGCGTCCCGATATGTGGGTGGCGCAGCATGAGCGTATTCGTCAGCATCGTTTGCAGGTCGTCAAACTAATCGAAAGCGAAATTGACCGCCGTCAGGCAGAAGGCGAGGCGGCATGATCAAGCTCGCGCTCCCATTCCCACCTTCTGTCTGGGATATCTATGTCGGCTGGGGCAAGACGCGCCGTCTTTCGCCTGAGTATGCGAAATGGCGCAATGACTGCGGCTATTTCCTAGCCCGGAAGAATGAATTCATCGACGGTCCATTCAGCATTCAGGTTGCCTTGAAACGTCCGCATAAGCGCATGGACCTCGACAACCGCATGAAAGCGCTTCTCGACGTTCTCCAGCATTACAAGGTCATCAAGAACGACAGCCTCTGCGAACGCCTCACAATGACGTGGGATGCCGGTTTGAAAGAGGAATGCGTAGTCATCCTGCAGAGTGCCGAGGAGGCGCAGGCGGCATGAATGGTCTTCCATATTACAAGGCATATCCGAGAGACTTCATTGAGGGCACCATCGGCATGCCTTTTGAACTCAAGGCAGCTTATCGCCTTGTTCTCGATCTGATCTACATGCAGGGCGGAAATCTGCCAGACGATGCTCGGTACATTTCTGGCCTTCTTGGGTGCACGCTTCGCAAGTGGAATTCGCTGCGCGGAGAGCTCGTTGCCATAGGCAAAATCGAGATTAACGGCGAGTTTTTGACGAATAAACGCGCAGTTATCGAACTCGAAACTACGAGAAAATTCACAGAAAAACAGTCTGAAAACAGGTCCAAGCCTAATAAAAACAAAGGCTTAAAATCTCCACCGTGCGACCATACAGATACAGATACAGATACAGATAATACATCTTCACTTCGTTCAGATGTTAGCGAGCGCGCAAAAAAACAGGAACATGTTTCGGAAGCTCTCGAAGCCTATTCGGCTTTGGCTTCTCGGTGCGGATTGCCCGCTGTCCGTGTCCTGAACGATGCGCGAAAGCGAAAGCTCGCTTCTCTGCTCAAAGCTCACGGCTTGCCGGTTTGGCTTGAAGCTCTGGCAAAGGTCGAGGCGAGCGATTTCTGTCTGGGTCGCAAAGGTGATTTTCGCGCTGATCTGGATTTTCTCCTTCAGCAGCAATCTTTCACTCGTCTTCTCGAGGGCCGGTACGACAATCGCGCCAGCGCAAAACCATCAGACCCGCCACCAAAGCCCCGAAACATCGGGGATGCAATACGCGACGAAGCAAGGCGACTTGGAGTTTTGAAAGATGAACCAGTTAGCGAGAACCGAGGATTTCACGACGAAGGCCACTCAGCAGGAAATGTTCGAGTGCTTGACCTTGCTTTCCGGCCTTCGCTCAAGGGCTTCGGATAACGACAGCCTCAACGTGGCGCTTTACTACATCGCTCTGGAGGGGGTTACCCGCCACGGCTTGCAGGTAGCCACAAAGAACATTCTGCAAGGCTCGCTGGGGCACCCATTCCTGCCTGACCCGCCAGAACTACGCCAAGAATGCAACAAGGTGATGAAGCCAATTCTCGACGCGATGGCATGGGACGTCAATCGTGACCGTATTTTGCGAGAACAGCACGAAGAAAAGCGCCAGCGGGAACACTCGCAATCAACCTGGACGCCAGAAAGCCGCCAGCGCGCATCAGCCAAGTGGCAAGCCATCAAAGCGCAGATGCAGGCAGAGGGCGCCAAGGATGACGCCAAGCGCGATCAGTATGACGTCAGCCCGGAAGCGTGCGCAGCTAGGTTGAAAGCCGCGGCAGAAGCCAACGGCCACGAATTCAACATCGACAATCTCAAGTCCGCTCCTAGCGGATCATTCAAGCAGGTAGGGAGGGCAGCATGATGACAACACAACCAGTAATCAGCCGCAACACTTGCCCACTGTGGTTATTCCGATCTGGCAAGGACACGTTTGAGATTGCAGCGATACTCCGGATTTCAGAGGCAGAGGTTGAACACCGCATTCACATCACTCGCAGCCATGAAACACGGAAGAAGTCTCGCTTCGGAGAATTTGCATGAAATCAGAAACAGCATTGATCGAGGAATACCTCGCCAAGCATGGAGCGCGTCGGTTCTCGCAAGGTTCGTCGGGGAAATATGACAGCGTTCGCCTGTATCTTCTCGAAAAGGGTTGGGACATGCGCCGAGTGCAAGCGAACTTCGCACTTAAGCCTGTCGGGAAACCGGGGATCGGCAAGCGCCAGTCCTGGCAAAAGATCATCGAATTTGTGGACGGGCTGCGGATCGCAGAAGGGCTTGAGCCTCTCTGTGCACCTGTAAAACACGCGGCATAATTGGGCGACGAGGAACAAAAATGGCGGCGATGACTGAGCAGCGGAAAATTGCAGACAAGAGATTGCGCGATGCCCTTAAAATGGCGCGGCGCAAGCATGATGAGCCGGGAAGTCTCAAATCAACGGTTCGAGTGTATGCGGCACCGAACCCGCACTTTAACCCGGCGCATCAGCCCTCCAGGTCCAACCCGATCAAGGTTGATGCCTTGATAAATATCAAGGAAAGCGCGGTAGGCACGCTTTACGCGCGCGGGCATATCAATGAAGCGCAATGGGCGGCGGCTGGACGATTCCGCATGTACTGGGAACAATCCGGTGCAAAGGGTGCAATCGCTATCGACTATTGCCGGGTGCAGGTTGACGGGGGAAAGGCGCTCGATCCGCTGCCTGATCGCGTGGTCGAAGCAACGCATCATCTCAATGGCTGTCTGCCCGTTCTCGGGAAGCGCGCCTTCGAGATCATGATTAAAGTCGTCGGGCAGGGGATGGAAATTGCCGACATAGCCAAGACCCAGCGCGAGAAGACGACTTTCAGCGATTACATCAAGGATGGCCTCGAAGAATTGTCTGTGCATTGGGGCTATAAAACGCGATAGGTAGTTGCCCGCTTAAGCGAATTACACTATATTTTGTATTGTGGTGATTTGCGCTTAAGGCGCAACCCGATTTGCAAGGCGGCTTTCGGGCCGCTTTTTTATTGCATGCGGGGTTGGAATTCCTCTCGTATCAAATCAGCTATCCTTTCGCGCCAATTCGGTTCGTTCTTTACAATCCAGTTAACAATTTCGACTTCGAGCCGTATCGAAAAACTAACCTTCTCGATTGGATTACGAGGTCTTCCCCTTCGAGTTTTCTTTCCGCCGTCATTCATGAAACAGTTGCCCCCGTTGATTCGATAGAACAAGGGTCAGGTGCGAACCTTGCGCGAAAGTTTCGAGGCAAAGCCTCAGCGGAATGCAATCGTCTAACGGTCTATGTGCCGCCCATCATTCGCCGGTAAGGTCCGACCTCCGATATGGTGCAATCCTCTTTTGCATGGGTATGTCACGGGATGCATAGGCGCGATGATATGAGCGGGGAACCGAGTTAAGCCACAAGGCTACAGCACCGCGAAAAGATCTAGCAGTTAGACGATTGCCCTTTATCCGTATGGTGGTAGGCCACCGTGTTTCATCCCCGCCATCGTGCGGGGTTTTTCTTTGTCAAACATCGGAGAACGATATGCGCTTTGGCTTCAATGTCATGGCGGCAGCACTGCTGTCGTCTGTTCGTGGGTTCCTTGGCGGAGTAATTGCTTCTCCGTTCCCAGATATTGCTGAGCCAGCACCACACCGGTATCGCTCGACAAGCAAGCGCATTCGTCTCGGTGGCCGCACGTACAAGCCCAACGGCGCCTGCGAAGTGAATCGCCGCCAGCGCCAGATTGCCGAGGGCCGACTGACGGTTAGTAACGGCGTCGTGTGATGGCGTTCCTTGAATTCGCCTTCCAATCATTCTGGCACTTCATTGGCGTGGTCATCCTCATGCAATTGGTTGTGCTCGGGATCGCTGCTGCAAGGGGAAAGCAATGATCGGCAACGATTTCAGTATCGCCAATGCTGTACGACAGTTGACGGCGAAGCACCCCGCCATTTCAGTTGAACTGGCGCAGGACATCGGTGAAGCCATTCGAGAAGAGCGCAGACGGTGCGCTGCAGTAGCCCGCAGCTATCTGCATGAGACTTCCTCTTTGATGTCCTTTCCGCCTATGAGCGCTGCCGCCCAGTTAATTGAACGTGATATCAATTCGGGGACACCAGCATGAACCGCCGTCGCTTCCTTTCCTTCCTCGGCCTCGCTCCTGTAGCTGCTGCCGTTCCTGCAATGGCGCTGCCAAGGGCGGATAGCCCATTGGTGTACGGTGAAGTCATTGAAGGCGTCCCGCTTTTTGATCCGCGCAAAGACGTGAGCATCGAAGCATGGGCCGAAGATATCAAGCAAGCCACCGGTCCACATGAGGCGACTGCTATCCGTCTCGACCTGCTGGAAAATGATCTACGCAATCAGATGAGTTGGCTGGGCGAGAGTTTTCGGAAAATCAGACTGAACTAGACCGACTAGGTCGCAGCCAATGATCGAAAAGCTAATCGGATGTGCGCTTCTGTGCATGATCGTGGTGACAATACCTGTGATCGGTTTTGGAGGATTCGCGATCTACAGCGAATTGACCGCTGACCGATACGGTATCTGCAAAGACCGGTGGACCTGCGACAGGACCGAGCCGACGAGGGTGCTGATGATGGCAGGTAAGGTTCCAGTGTGGACTGCGCGAGATGAATGCGTCGTTTATCGTAGGGTGCACCGGTAATGTCTAACCTCACGCCGAAACAAGAGCGGTTTGTCGCTGAATTCCTGATTGATACGGGGCCATTCGCCACAACGCGGGACTAGCTTATTAATCGCGAAAAGGGATACTGTCGCCCTCCAACGCGTAGCGTTTGCAGACGTCGCCAAATTCCCATCCGACTTCTGAACCAGCTTCAGTACCGGCTGTGGCAAATAAGATTGATCCGGATGCAGACACGACAATTGACAGATTCATCGTAGATGGACGTCCTTTTCGCCCGCACAGTTCGTTGGCAAGATAGTCCGTCGCTTTCGTGACCACGCTCGGGATCGCAGTTAACGGCTGAAACATCGGGCTAAGGCCTTCGCCAGCAGTCTGTTTCATCGCAGAAATGTATTGCGCCTGAGGTACGATCTGTAAGGTCGAGCCTGAAGGTGGTTTGTAGCCTGGCACACTCACCATACCTGCGTTGGTCACGTTGTAGTCAACCTGCCCAAATACATCGAGGACCTTGCCATCTTTGCCCTTTACGACGATGCCCCAATTCGGCAAGGGTGCGCCTGTTGGGTCGCTTACGATCTCTTGGGGTCTATCGATAGCTGCTGGGGCCTGTTGGGCCGATTGCAAATGCCTGTTTAAGCCGTCGACCAGATTGCCTTGGCCCTTAAGTTCCTCGGCCTGTGCGGTAGCCGCGATTAACAGCCCTGCTATAAAAACTACGTTTTTCATAATTCCACCTCCCACGTGAAGAGAGAATATCATCTCGGGATGGCGGGCAAAACTTAATCGATAGGTGAATAATGCCTGTTCTGAAAAACGCCCGTCATGAAGCGTTTGCGCAAGAGCTCGCTAAGGGCAAAACAGCGGATGAAGCGTACCGGGTTGCAGGCTTTAAGCCGAACCGTGGAAATGCGGCGACGTTAAAGCGGAAGCAAAGCATATCAAAACGCGTGAGTGAGCTTCTCGAATGGGAGCAAACCGTTGAACGCAGGGCGACGGAAAAGGCCATAGATAAGCTAGCAATCACGAAAGAACGCGTTCTGGCGGAACTGGCCAAGATTGGGTTCTCGGACATTCGTAAAGCCATCAAATGGCAGGGCACGCTTGTCACTGAGGAAGATAATCCCGATGGCGGTGACATGCTGGTCGTCAAGAACGTGGTCACGAATAACGTGCAACTCGTTTCGAGCGATGAAATTGACGACGACACGGCGGCAGCTATCGCTGAGATCAGCCAGAATTCAACAGGCGGGATCAAGCTGAAGCTTCACGATAAGAAGGCTGCTCTTGTCGACATTGGCAAACACCTTGGAATGTTTATCGAGAAACACGAGCATTCCGGTGAAATATCTCTAACTGTGTCGCAAGAGGACGCTGAACTGTGAGACATGGCTGCAATTCAACTGACGGAGAAACAAAGGCAGGCTAACAGGCTGCTGGCTGGTCCTGCGCGCAATATCATGCTGCGCGGCGGCTCCCGATCTGGAAAGACCTTCGTGCTTGTCCGCGCCATCATTCAGCGGGCAATCAATGCGCCTGGTTCTCGACACGTAATTTTCCGCTTCCGGTTCAATCATGCCAAGACTTCCGTGTGGTCTGACACGTTGCCGAAGGTTTTGAAGCTGTGCTTCCCATCGCTGCGAGTGCGGTTCGATAAGACTGACTTCTATGTCGAGTTGCCGAACGGCTCACAGGTCTGGATTGCCGGTCTGGATGACAAGGAGCGCGTCGAGAAGATTCTCGGGCAGGAATACGCAACGCTCTATTTCAACGAAAGCAGCCAGATTCCTTGGGCATCGGTGGAAACCGCGATGTCCCGTCTGGCCCAGAAGTGCGAACTCGCGGCACAAATAGCAAAGGCCACCGGGCGGCTGTATCTGGCTCTTAAGGCATATTTCGACTGCAACCCGCCTTCAAAGCTGCATTGGAGCTTTCAGCTATTCCGAGCAAAGATGAAGCCCGGTACCAAAGAAGCGCTTCCTAATCCCGACGACTACGTCGAGATGAAAGTGAACCCGTCCGATAATGCCGACAATCTGCCCGTCGAGTATTTTGATGTGCTGGCCTCGATGTCGGCGGCAAAGCGGCTGCGATTTGAAGCAGGCGAATGGGCAAGCGAAGTCAACGGCGCGCTATGGGCGCTGGATGATCGCACGGCTGCCGATGGAAAGACCATGCCGGGCATTGACAGCCTGCGCGTGAAGCAGGCGCCAGAACTGGTTCGTATCGTGGTGGCTGTCGATCCATCAGGCACGCGTGGCGATGACGGCGGCGACGACATCGGAATTGTCGTGGCCGGTCGAGGCATAGACGGCCACGCATACATTCTTGAGGATGGCACTTGCCAGCTGTCGCCGGAAGGATGGGGCAGGCGAGCAGTCGACCTTTATCACCGTTTTGAGGCTGACCGAATAATTGGCGAGCGAAACTACGGCGGCGACATGGTGCGCTTCACCGTCGCGACCGCCGATAAGAAGGCGGCCTTCAAGGAAGTGGTTGCCAGTCGCGGCAAGGCTGTTCGAGCAGAGCCGATCAGCGCCTTGTACGAACAAGGCAAAGTGCATCACGTGGGCATTTTCCCCAACCTTGAAGACCAGATGTGCAACTTCACGGCCTCCGGATACGTCGGCGACGGGTCACCCGACCGTGCAGACGCCCTTGTCTGGGCAATCACTGAATTGATGCTTGGGGCTGAAATGCCGAAAGCTGTCTTCGGAACTTATGGACGAGTAAATGGCTGATACAGATCATCTCGCTACATCAGCCGATTATAAGGCGATGCTGGGTTATTGGACGAAGGTTGCGGCTATCCGTGGCGGTGTGGATGCCATGCGAAAGGCTGGCGCGGCTTATCTTCCGCAATTTCCGAATGAGAATGATCCGAACTACTCCTACCGTTTGGCGAATTCGAAATTCACCGACATCTATTCGGATATCGTGGAGAACCTAGCATCCAAGCCATTCTCGAAGGAAGTCACGCTTGCCAACGATACCGTGCCGGAAGCAATCAAGGTTGTGACCGAGGATATCGACGGCGGCGGCAATCATCTGCATGTCTTTGCTGACAATGTGTTCTTCAACGGCATTCACAATGCCATTGACTGGATTCTGGTCGACTATCCGACGGTTCCGCAGGGCGCCACGCTTGCCGATGAGAAGCGGATGGGCGCAAGGCCATATTGGGTGAATATCCCCGCTACAGACATGCTCTGGGTTGAAAGCAAGGTCATCAACGGCAAGGAACAGTTCACCTATGCCAAGATTTACGAGCCTGTCACCCAGCGAGACAGCGCCGGCAAGGAGCAGTGCATCGATCGTGTTCGGCTCCTGATCCGGGATGAACTTGAAGGCGGTCAGTATGGACCGGCCCGGTATGAAATATGGGAGAAGGCCACAACGAACAATGCTGGTTGGTCACTGATCGCGGAAGGCCCGATCTCGATTGGTGTGATTGCCCTTGTACCATTCTTCACCGGCAGACGTGAAGGATCGACATGGCGCATTCGTCCGCCGATGCGAAACGTCGCTGAACTGCAAGTCGAGCATTACCAACAGGAGACCAATCTCAAGTCGGCGAAGGAACTGACCGCCTTTCCGATGCTTGCGGGCAATGGTGTGGAACCGCCGAAAGACGAAAACGGAGAGCCGGTTATGGCGCCGATTGGCCCATCGGTTGTTCTCTACGCACCTCCGTCGCCAGATGGCACGAAGAGCGGACAGTGGCAGTTCATCGAGCCGTCAGCCTCATCGCTCAAGTTTCTGTCTGAAGAGGTGGACAAGACTGAGACACAGATGCGCGAGCTTGGTCGCCAGCCGCTGACAGCAGGCACGAGCGGAATTACGCAGGTTGCAGCCGCCTTTGCCTCTCAGAAGTCAGCCAGCGCAGTACAGGCATGGGCATTCATGCTCAAGGACTGTCTGGAACGGGCGTATGTCTTCACTTCGATGTGGCTGAACGTGAAGCTTGAGCCGACCGTCTATGTGAACACGGACTTCGCAATCGAACTCGGAGAAGACAAGGCGCCTGACACACTTCTGACCATGAGTGAGCGCGGAAAGCTCAGCACACAGACGCTCTGGCAGGAAATGAAGCGCCGAAGCATCCTTTCGCCTGAGTTTGACGCGGACGAAGAGGAAAGGCGGATTATGGACGAACTCCCCGGTGACGACACCGATGAAGATCTGACAGCTGCTGTCACTCCACCGGTGAAAGAGCCGGCGGAATAGTTCAATCGACAATCTGACTTCACACGGCTCGGTAGGGTGATCCTCCCGGGCCTTTTTCAATGCGCGGGAAGCGCACAACTATCCGGGATGGATAACCATGGCTCTTAAAGCAATTCTGGCATCGCTCGACGGTATCGATGAGGCTATCGCTGCACTGTACGTCGAGAAGGACGGCAAGTTCATTCTTGATGTGGAAAGTGTCGACGGGTTCGCACTGGAAGATGTGAACGGCCTCAAGACGGCCCTCGGCAAGGAACGCACCACGCGGGAACGTCTTGAGCGAGATGTGATCAAGTTCAAGGATCTCGATCCTGACAAGGCGCGCGAGGCTCTGGCTAAGCTGGAAGAACTGACCAGCATCGATCCGGCCAAGGAAGCCGACAAGATCGCGAATACCAAGTTCGAGGCTGCCAAGGCTCAGTTGTTGGAAAAGCACACCGGCGAGCTTACGAGCCGTGATGAGCGTATCGGGCATCTGACCAAGACGGTTGAGGGTCTGCTCATTGACGCCGCTGCAACCTCTGCGCTGGCCGAAGCCAAGGGGTCGGTTGAACTGCTCCTTCCCCATGTTCGGGCTCATACCCGCGTCAAGGAAGTCGACGGCAAGTTTACGGTCGAGGTGATTGACAAGGACGGCAACGCAAAGATCGCGGATTCCAAGGGTACGCCGATGGATATCTCTGGTCTGGTTGCCGAAATGAAGGAATCGGACGCGTTCGGACGGGCCTTTGAAGGTTCCGGCCAGTCGGGCAGCGGTAAGCAGCCTGGGGCTGGCGGCGGTGGCAATGCTCCACAACGCGGTAATTTCGGCGGATCGAAGGAAGAGCGCGCAGCCGCTATCGCTTCGAAGTTCCCCGAACTGAGGGGCTAAGTTCCTCAAATCTCTCTGCTGCTGTCTCGGGATGAGAAGCGGCATGCATCAGGCGGGAAGCCTACCAAACCATCAAATCCCGAGACAAGCACAGGAGAAACCTCATGTCTCTTTCCCAGATGCAGGTATTTAACAAGTACTTCATGCCTGCCACCATCGAAACGCTGGCCCAGATGGTCAACAAGTTCAATGCCGCTTCCGGCGGTACAATCCGGCTGACCACGGAAGGCTTCGAAGGCGATTTCCTTCAGGAATCGTTCTATGCAGCGATCCACTCGGCCCGTCGTCGTGTTGACCGCTATGCGGCCAATGCCGATCAGGTTGCGACCGATCTGACCCAGCAGAAGCACACCTCGGTCAAGGTTGCTGGCGGCTTCGGCCCGGTTCGCTATGAACCCTCCCAGATGACCTGGCTTGAAAAGCCGACCGCTGAAGGCATTGAAGTCGCATCACGCAACTTCGCCGAGGCTCTGCTTCAGGATCAGCTCAACACGGCTATTGCAGCTCTTGTTGCCGCAATCAGCAATCAGGGTGCGGATACGACCGTTGATGTGTCCGCAACTGGTCCGGTGACCTATGCGGCGGTCAACAACAGCCATGCGCTGTTCGGCGATCATTCCGGTCTGCTCGTTGCGCAGGTTATGGACGGTGCGACCTATCACGGGTTCATCGGCCAGAACATCGCCAACGCTCAGCAGCTGTTCCAGGCCGGAACCGTCCGCGTGATCGACATCCTCGGCAAGATCTCCGTCATCACTGATGCTCCGGCGCTCTTCACTGCGGCGGCTGGCGAGGATCCGGCAATGCGCCGTGTTCTTTCCCTTGTTGCCGGCGCTGCCACGGTCACGGATAGCCGGGATATCATCTCGAATATCCAGACCACGAACGGCAAGCAGCGCATCGAAACGACCCTACAGATCGACTACACCTTCGGTCTGGGCCTCAAGGGCTATACCTGGGATGAGACCAACGGCGGTAAGTCTCCGACTGACGCTGAACTCGCCACGGGCAGCAATTGGGACAAGGTCGTCACCTCAATCAAGCACACTGCGGGCACACTCGCGGTCGGCGCTGCGCAGTAAGGCAACATGGGCGGGCTTCGGCTCGCCCCTTTCATTCGAGGGTTACACATGACCAAAGAACAGAAGATCGCCTATGTCGTTCACCCGGTATCCGCCAAAATGAAACAGTCTCTCCGTGAGAATGGAATGAAGATTGTTGATGCTCGGTTTGCTCCGGAAGATGCCAATATCATCAATCCACATAAGAAGCGTGAGAAAGCACCAGTTCAGCAGCCAACGGCTCCCGTTAACGGTATCGGCACCGACAGCGGCAATCAGTTCAGCGAAGATCAGCTTCGGGCGGCAATTGAAACCGCGACCGGTAAGGCTCCTCATCCTTCGGCCAAGCTTGAAACGCTGATCGACAAGTTCAATGAACTAAATGCTCAGGCCGCTTCGGAATGAGTAACACCGACCGCGTGATTTGGTGTGATCGCGGTTGGCAACCCGTCCATTTCGGCTTCTGTCCCTCGAAGAAGGCATGGAAGCGGGAAATGAAGCGGTTGAACTGCAAAGAACCGTATCCGGATACTGATGGACGCTGCACTACTTTCACCAATGAGGGGAAAGTCGTCTGCATCGTCACTCTACGCGACGGGAGCGAAAATGAACGGTCGATCTCTGAGATTACGGGCCTTCTCGTTCATGAAGCTACTCACGTCTGGCAGACAATCCGCGATGACATTGGCGAAAAAGACCCATCGCCAGAATTCGAAGCTTACTCGATGCAGGCAATCTTTCAGGGGTTGTTCACAGCATTTCAGGAAACGCGAGGTCTAGACTGATGGCACTCATCACAACACCCGGCGATCCTGACGCTGACAGCTATGTCGATCTGGATGACGTCAAGACCTACTGCAGCAAAGTCGGTTATGATCTTGAAGGAAAACCAGATACCGATCTCGAACAGGCTTTGCGCCGCGGTACCACATGGCTGGATGGCACATACGGCCAGCGGTTCATCGGTGAACCTGCGACGGTAGAGCAGGCGCTTGAATGGCCTCGAAAGAACGCCGTGTGGCGCGGTTCACTGCTTCCGAGTGACGTTGTGCCGCAAAGGGTCAAGAACGCCTTGTGCGAGGCTGCTTGGCGTGAATTGACAGCACCAGGAAGCCTTTCGCCTGACTACGTGCCAGCCGAAGCGATCAAACAGGAGGTAGTGGGACCAATCTCGACCACATATCAGGATACGAACGGCGGAGCCTCCGATGTTCTACCCGTTTTGAGCATCGTCGATGGCATACTCGCCGGGTTCATCCGCGGCAAGGGTGCCGGTGTATTCGGGGCTGCCGCGAGAGCTTAACTCACGGCATCATTGGCAAGTCCGATGTCTCTACGTGCATCCTCGTGCCAAGATCGGCCCCAGAGGTAGTGATCCGCATCTCTAAGCGTTGCTCCATGCGGGGCCGCATTGATGACTGCGAATTTAAACTTCTGGTACTGATCCCAAAGATCGTCAGAAAAGCGGCGATGCTTGAGTTCACGGAACGCATTGAGCTGTTCACAGACCCGAAAATCGTAGACCGTGAAGTCATCTGGATATAGCACAGTTAAGATCGCAGTAGCAGTCGGCAATCTGAAACGCCAATCGACCATAAGAGTGCCTAATTTATCCTTGGGAGCAGGGGCGTTGTAGATCGAGTTCGCTATGCCCCTGACGGATTCCGAAAACGTACGCCCATCCTCAGTCAACCTGCGACGAAGCTTGCTTTTCGACCGGTTCGCTTTCCAAACAAGAATTGCCCAGAAATCAACCGGATCTAGAGTTCCGTCCTGAGAGAATTTCAATGCGATCTCTGGAAAGAGATTTGTCTCAACGTTCGCATAGCGGTGATAATTCATCTGGCTCGCTCCCCCTAAAAACTGACCAGACGATAAGCACCACTTTCTAAGAATCGGTTATGTCAAAATGGCCAAGTTCAACTATGCACGCTCGGTAGCTACGGCGAACCGGCTGATCGACAAGTTCGGCCAGACCGGAGCTATCCGGCGTACCGAGACATCCGGCGACCCGTGGAACCCTGGTACGAGCGATGCCGATTATCACTGCACCTTGGTCGCCCTGGATTATGACCAGAAGGACGTTGATGGAACCCTTGTGAAGTCGACTGACAAGAAGGTTTATGTCGCCACCAAGGGTCTAACGATCCAGCCGACGACAACCGATAAGGTCATCATCGGCGGTGTTGTCAGTTCAATTGTTCAGGCAAAGCCTCTGAACCCTGCTGGTACTGTGGTGTACTGGGAGCTACAGGCGCGGACTTAGCTTCACCACATCGATTGGCGATAATCGTTTTCATTCCTTTCGACAGCAATGTGAGTTGTATTGCCTCGCCAACGAAATTGATCGTTGCGTTTTCACTGGCGGGAACACCGTTGCGAGTGCAGACAAGCGCCAGTGTGTATGTACCCTTAATATTGTGAATGCTCATTACGTCACAATCGAGTTCGGGATATCTCAATTGCGTAGCTGAGATGGTGAACGTTTTGCCGTTGTTCACACACCATTTCCCAATGATCGGAGTGGGGTCAGCCGGTGCTTCTTGAGCTGTATCTGACACGGAAGCGACTTCGGTCTTTCCGCCACAGGCCGAAAGCAACGACAAAGTTAGACCAAACACGGCAATGCTTAATCCACGAAGCATTTAAGCCTCTCCAATTTTACGCAGCTTCACGACTTGGATAGACGGAAAGCCCAACATGCTCAAGCGTCTCACGCCACGCGAACGGTTTGAAGCTCTTATCGCGGCGTATGAACCCATCCTGCGCGCCGCTTTCATGGCCGCCGTCGATGATATCCGTTCGAACATCGTCCTTCGTCGGATCGTTGAACGGCTCGAAAAGGGCGATATTTCCGGTGCGATTGATGCAATGTTCATCGAAGAGGGGGCATTCAATCCGCTCGAAGAGGCGTTGCGTCAGGCGTTCAATGCAGGCGGTGTCGACACAGTCTCGAACATGCCAGCGCTGAAAGACCCGGAAGGCCACACTGTCGATATTCGCTGGGATGCGCGAAACATAGTTGCTGAAAACTGGCTACGCGATCATTCGGCCAGTCTGGTTTCAGGAATCGTTGCTGATCAAGTCGAAAGCATCCGTACCGCTCTAACGGACAGCCTTGCTCGCGGCGACAATCCAACGAAGGCCGCTAAATCCATCGTAGGGCCTGTGAACCGGGCTACAGGAATGCGGGAAGGCGGGATTATCGGTCTGACGGCAGCGCAAGCCCAGTTCGTCCAGAGCGCTCGTGATGAGCTGCTTTCAGGCGATACGACGTTGTTGAAGAATTATCTAGCTCGTGGTCGGAGAGACAAGCGATTTGACCGAACGGTGATGAAGGCTCTCAAGGAGCAAACCCCATTGCCGGCGGATGTCGTGGAGAGAATCGTCAATAGGTACAGCGCAGGTCTGCTGAAGCTTCGCGCCGATACGATAGCGCTGAATGAAACGTTCAATGCGATGGCAGCGGCAAAAGACATGGCCTTTCGTCAGCAGATCGATAACGGGAATCTCTCAGCGGACATTGTCACCAAGACTTGGCGGCATACTCCACAGGAGCATCCGAGAGCACAGCACGTTGCGATGAGAGGCCAGAAGGTCAAATATGATCAGCCATTCGTAGCGCCAGACGGCACGTTGATCATGTATCCGCATGCTCCGGGCATTCCAGTTCGGCACAAGATCGGCTGCAAGTGCATCGCTGAATACAAGATCGATTTCGCCGCTCAACTGGTGGAATAATGGCCAAGTCATTTGCTGCAACAGTCGGGCAGTGGGCCGTAAAGGTCGACGGCGCGCTAGAAGTCGTGTTCAAAGAGAGCGCGCAAGAGCTAGTCAGCCAGATGGATAAGCTTCTGTCGGACATGGTCTATGACCAGCCATCATCTGAGAATTACAGGCGAACTGGCTTTCTCCGTGCATCTCTTATGGCATCGCGGGAAGCCATGCCGAGGCTGTATCGTGACAATCCGGGCGGATCAGTTCCGCCTGACCTCCAGTCGGTCATTCTGGTGATCAACAGCGCTGATATCGGCGACACGATTTATCTCGGCTACACTGCCAATTATGCGGCCTACGTGCATTACGGTGCCAATGGCGCGGCTCCCCGTCCGTGGGTAACGCTCATCGCTCAGCGATGGGAGGAGATCGTTGCGGACAAGGCCAAAGAAGTGAAGCAAAGGCTCAAGCTCTGACATGACGATCGAGAAGAGTATAGAGAACGCTCTATTCGAGCGCGTGGCGTCGTTGGTGCTTAATCCTGCGCTTCCGGTCGCTTGGCCCAACATCGCGTTCCAGCGGCCCGCTACGGGCTATTTGCGTGTGACGCATGTGCCGAACACTTCGCGACGGCGGTTCGTCGGATCGACCGCTCCTCATCAAAGACGGGGCATTCTACAGATTGATGTGTTCCTGCCGTTGAACGGTGGAGCAACGAAGTCGACGGAGAATGCAGGCAAGGTTGCTGAGCATTTCCCGACTGACCTTAAACTGCCGAAAGACGGGCTGTCCGTTCGCATCACCAAGGCGCCTGACATCGTGCAAGGGTTCAGCGATGAGACGCACTGGCAAGTGCCCTTGACGATTTCGTACGACTGTTTCGCATAACATTCATCCGGCCTGAGCCGTTAACAGCCCCGATCCGGGGCTTTTTTCATATGGAGAAGACCCATGATTACAACTGCTTCGGGCTCTACGATTGCTATTGGGCCTGCAACTCCTGTCACCGGTGCAAATGAAGCTGCGATCATCGCAGCGTACAAGGCACTTACGTTCGTTCCGGTCGGTGAAGTCCAAAACCTCGGCGAATTTGGCGACGAAGCCAATGACGTGACCTTCACGTCATTGTCGGATGCCCGTGTCCGTCATCTCAAGGGCGCTCGCGATGCTGGTGTTCTCGCTCTGGTATGTGGCCGTGATCCTCTTGATGCGGGTCAGATCGCGCTGAGGGCGGCTGAGAAGACCAATCTGGCCTATGCTATCCGTATCGTCGCGAACGATGCGCCAGATGAAACCGGCACTCCGACTGAGTTCTATTTTCACGCGCTCGCACAGTCGGCCAAGGAAAGCTACGGCGAAGCTGACGATGTGGTCACCACGACTTTCAATCTCGGCATTACGACAGCCGTTTTTGAACAAGAGGCGGCAGCCGGAACCCCATAATTCCAACAGCTTATCAACCGTTTATCCACAGACGTATCAACAGGAAAATCACAGATGGATCTGTCAGTATTTGACGGCGCGGCGAAGGCATTTGACGAAGGTTTCGAGGTGGACATCGTTCACCCAACCACAGGCAAGAAGCTGGGCATGAAGGTTCGGGTTGCGTCGTATCAATCGCAACGCGTTCGTGATGTTCAGCGTCGCCTGGCCAATGCAAATATCCGGGACCAGAAGCGCAACTCGAAGAAAACCCAGACCGTCGAGGAAGTCGAAGAACGCGCAATCGACGTGATGGTGGCTGCGGTGCTTTCGTGGGAAGGGTTCGAACGTGGCGGCAAGCCGATCGAATGCACGAAGGAGAATGTTCGTTCCGTGCTGTCGAATCCTGATCTCTGGTTCATTTCCGAGCAGATCGATTCTGCAGCGGATAACCAGTTGGCTTTCATCAAGGCCTTGCCAGCGACCTGATATCGTTCGGTGAGGCCGTATTCGCCATTCGTCGTCCCGCAGTGCTGCCTGACTTCCCAGAAGAGCTTAGGCACGTCTGGGAATGGTTTCTCGACCTCAATTCGAGACGGTCTGTCGGCATGGCTGCCAACCCTATCTCCTACGTCGATATTGACGCCTATTGTCGCCTTTACAGCATCGCCATGCTGACGTGGGAGATAGAGATGATCTGCTCACTGGATAACGCGATTCTCGCTGTCACACGATCCGGCCAGAAAACCAAATCCAGCGACCAGTTGAAGAACGAAACGCCAGCCAGTGACGGTCATGGCGTTGCATCGCTCCTACGCGGGTTTAAACGGAAGAAGAAGTGATCTCTTCAATGTGAGGATATCAGGACGAGAAGCGTGCCCGTTCCAACGTGTTAATGTTCAACCGGGTTCATTTTCGTCTTCGGTTAGACCGATCCGGCGCAGAATCAGACGCCCCATTGCGGATATACTTTTACCCGTCGATTTTAGCATGCCGGTTTTGGGGTCAAAAGAGAGGTCACTAGTAGATCTTGGAGCTTTGAACTGTCGTTTCAGAAGGCCAAGCTTGAATAATTGATCCAAAGCTACATCGTACATTGCCTCTTGCGCAATTTCGTCTTCATCAGACTGAAAATGGGCAAAGGGAGGGGTAAGGATGTTTTCGTGTCGATCCCTGAAGTCATCATCGAAAAGGTATTTTTCGTGTTGGCTCGCAAGGATTATGATCTGTTGGTCATCTATCTGGCTTAAGATGTTAAGTATTCGCTTGGCTTCAATCCTCTCTTTCTGCTCTCCGCTTAGCCCGTATGCGACAACATTCGCAATGTATTCGCGACGTTCGTCACTTGTTGCTCTGGCAGATTGGAACGCACCATCCTCGAATAAATCGATTCCGTCGGTCGTCGTCGCTGTATTTCGAAATGCGTTGCGGTCGAATCTTTCTGTCTTTTCATTCAAGCGGCGAACATAGTCGGCAATACGATCTTGGCGTTGGTTCGGAATGAAGTGAGTAATCAGTTCACTAATTATAGGACCAGCAAATGGAATTAGACCAACTGTGCTTCGAACAACCATGGCTCCAACGTCGGAACAATTGGCTTCAAGGTTGGGCATCTCGCTACTGCTTTCTATAGGGTCCGACATGAAACAAAATCTCGCTCTAGTAATTCTGACTGGAGTAGGAATTGCCATTAGTTATGGGCTGGCTTGTCTCAAAGAGCCGCAGTCTTTCTGGATTTGGTGCGGCCTTTTATCCTTCTGTTAACCCAGCTATCAAAGCCGAGTCGTAGGGAGGTGTCGAGCGGGGTGGAGCTTTTCTAATAACAGCCCAACTGTGTTGCTTCAGCTTGTGCCTGAGCCCGCTCAGCTTCAAGTATGCCCGCATAGTTAGCCCGGCTGAGTAGTTGTTGGCATCGGACTTCTTTGGTCGCCTGATCCGAAGATTGATTACTCGCGCAACTGGACAGAACGAGCAGGGCGAGACAGGCGGTTACAAGTGCTTTCATACGGGTTCCCCTCTTTCAGGGAATTATAGCGCATGTTTCGAGGGTAGGTAGGTGGCGGCCCAGGTTGACAGCATAACAGAGCGGCCTAAGGGCCGCTTTTAATTTCCTAGTTCTTGTTTCAATGATGTTGCCAACTTCCCGCACATGGTCGGGTTGAACAGCGAGAAATTTGTCTGCTCTTTTTGCTGCGGTTGGTCGGCAAGTTTCTTCAAAGCATTGCTTGCCGTTTCAGAGGGGTTTTTCACGCCAGCAGAGGCCAAAAAATTGATAAATGCCTTTTGGGCGTCTTCAACGATTTCTGGCATATCTAGCCGCTTGTTACATTGATCCGCAAAGATCAACCGAGTGAGAGATTTTTGTAACTGTTCCTGTTTTTCTGGTGCAACTTCAATTGGCTGAGAAATAGCAGGAGAGGTTAAGGTCAGTGCCAATGCAAAAACACTTGACCTGATCATTTGAACTCTTCCTTCGACCCGTCCTCGTACAGGACAGCGGAAACGCATATCTTAGCGGTTACGTCTTGAGGCCGGACTTTTGCTAGCCGAGCGGCGCTCCAAGCCCCCTTTTCGACAATGACCGCCTTGGGTTTAATTACGGTATCGGGATCGAGTGCAAGGTTTGCGATTTTCTCGCCAAATGGATCAACGAACAACGCGACGGCTTTGAGCATGCGGATTTGTTTGTCGCTGTTGCTTTGTAGCGTCATGCTGACAGATACGCTTCCGAAATCTCCCGGTTTTGCAGACCATTCTTTGATCGTGATCAGTTGAGAATTAAGGTTACCACAGTCAGCGGTTTCAGCTACTGCCGTGTTGGCCCATAGCCCCGCAACCATCGCCCCGATTAACAAGTACTTCATGCCCCGTCTCCTTCTAGGTGGCGAGGACGATAGCTTTCGCCCGAAAGGAACGCAACATGGCCGACATCGCTACTCTTGGCTTGGAAGTTCGCAGCGATCAGGTAGAGAGGGGCACCCGTTCGCTTGACAAGATGTCCGGTGCGGCTAAACGGGCGGAAGCTGCGGTAAACGGCTTTTCCTCGACCAGTTCAGGCGCGGCGTCAGCGGCTTTGCGCCTTTCAGCCGGGATGAATGGTGCCGAAGCTGGATTGGAACGCGTTGCCGGCGCCGCAAGACAAGCACAACAGTCACTTCGGCTGGCGAGTGCTGCAGCGAACGACAACATCCGGGCCGCCAGCAAATTCAATACGGCAAATATCGCTGCACAGTTTCAGGATATCGCAGTCTCCGCCCAAATGGGCATGGGTGCCTTCCAGATTGGCTTGCAGCAGGGAACGCAGCTTGCAGCAGTTATCAGCATGATGGAAAATCCGTTACGCGGGCTTGGCGCAGCTTTTATGTCGGTCATATCGCCGGTCAGTCTCTTGACCATCGGTCTTGTGTCGCTGTCAGCGGCTGCCCTGCAGATGGTTGATTGGCCGAAACGTGCATCTCAAGCACTCATTCTCCTTGCCGACAATCTCAAGGCCATTGCTCCTTACGCTACGACGGCTGCCGCTGCGCTAGCACTGATCTATGCGCCATCCGTGATCGCGGGAATGGTGAATCTTATCGCCTGGATGGGCCGTGTATCGGTCGCAGCGATCAGTATGGGTGCATCGTTCGCGCTCGCTAATCCTGCAACCGCTCTGGTGGCTGGATTTGCCGCCGCCGTTATTGCCGCGAACATTTTCCGTGATGAACTCACCAAGATCATTGGCTTTGATATCGTTGCGTCGACAAAGGAAGGTGTGAACGCGATCGTTGGTGTATTCGTCGGTAGCTACAATGCTATCGTGAACGGATGGTCGGCGCTTCCTGGGGCCTTTGCTGATCTCTCCATTCAGATCGCTAACAATTTTCTTGGCGGAATCCAATATATGGTGCGCGAGACTGTAAGTCTCGTGAATGGAATGATTATAAGCATCAATGGGTCGCTTCGGAATGGCTTTGAAGCATTGGGATTGGATCGGGAAGGAGCGCCCCAGTTCCCCGACCTGGGTCCGTTGCGCAACTACAAGATTAGCCAGATCGAAAACCCGCATGCGGGCCGGGCCCAAGCGTTTGACGACAGTGTCCTAAAATCCATTCATGATGCGCAGAAGACTGATTACGTCGGCAATATGTACTCCGCTATCGAAAGCGGAGCATCTTCCGCAGCGGACAAGCTCAGGGAACTGGCCAAGGGCCTTACCGATGTTGATGAAAAGACGAAGAAGGGCAAGAAGGGTCGCCACGGCAAGACCGACGCCGAATACTATCAGGACATCATTGACGGTGCTGATCGACGGATAGCCTCGCTTCTGGTTGAGCAACAGGCTCTCGGGATGACCGAAGAAGCCGCCAATGCGCTTCGGTACGAGCAGGAAATGCTTAACCAGGCGCAACAGCACGGTATCGAACTCACGCCGAAACAGGCTGACTATATCAAGATGCTCGCGGGCACGATGGCGGGTCTCGAATCTGCAATCCAGAAAACGCAGGACGCGATCAACTTCACCAAGGATACAACCAAAGGCTTCTTCTCCGACATGGCGAATGGTCTGGCGAATGGGCGGGGCTGGTGGGGCTCGCTCGCCGACGCCGCGGTGAATGCGATCACCAAGATTGCAGATGCACTGATCGATAGCGGGATAGATTCGCTCTTCGGCGGAAGTGGCTTTGGCAGCCTCTTAGGCGGGTTGTTCGGCGGTAAATCGGCAGACCCGTGGTCAGGTCTGCGGCTTGCAAGCGGCGGCTATGTTTCCGGTCCCGGCTCCGCAACCTCCGACAGCATTCCAGCTTGGTTATCGAACGGCGAGTTCGTCATGAATGCCCAAGCAACCAAGGCATTCGGGCCGTGGTTGCAGGCGATGAACGAGAACAAGTTGCGCGGTTTTGCGTATGGCGGTCCGGTCGACGGGAATGTCGTCTCAATGCCGTCTCGCTCCACCTTGCCGAGTGTTCGAGAGGCTGCTGTTAGCAGCGGTCAGCAAAACGTCAACGTAACCACCGATGTAAAAGTTTCCTTCGACAAGGACGGAAATCCATTGGCGGCAGTTGATAGCCGGATCGACAAGAAAATAGCGGCCAATAACAAGAGTTGGGAAAAGGGGAACGCTGTTCGGACGGCCAATGGGCTTTCTACTGCCAATGGCCGTGGGTATCTCGCGAGAAAGTAATGGGCCGATGGACCACGCTTCATTCTTCTTTTTCGCTTGCTTCCACATTCATCGCGTGGAGCTTTGGCCAATCTTTCCCGGATAGGTGTTTGTGAGAGATAGCCAATAGTTGCTCAGCCTCACGGATAAATAGTTCGCGGACTTCTGAGTAGGGCAAGTTCGGATCGCCATTAATACGGATGACAAGGTCAATATCGTGGCTAACACCGCGCTGACCCTCATCCAATCGGTCATCGTCCGTTTGAAACATAACCTTACCGACATACACCCTGTCAACGTCGATGAACGAAATGTCTCGCACGCCGAAAAAAGCAATCTCAGTCATATCCCACCCTTTCAATCGCTTAGGACGATCAAGTGATGACGATTTGTTCGAGCAAGTCAACGCGGTAATCTGATGGCTATTAACCTACCCACATTCATCGAATATCAGGCTGGTCGTCCACGGCTTAACAAGCCGATTTCAATGTCTCGGTATGGCGAACGAGCCATATCGATGATCCAGAACGGTGATGAGTGGTGGACGATCAACATCGAAACCCAGCCGATGTATGATGAAGACTTGGCCGAGTTCGAGGGCTGGCTTGCTCAAGCTCAAAATGGGTTAGAGACGATTGTTTATAGGGTTCTCGGCAAGCAATCGCTTCCCCGAGCCTACTGGAACAATCCGAACAGTGCCGTTCCAACTGACAATGGTTCACTGACGTCGGTTACGAATGGCAAGACACTGCTGATTGGAGGCATAACTGTTGGTCTGGTGTTGACGAAGGGCGATCTGATTTCTCTGACATCCGGCGAATATCACAGTCTGCATCGTGTGACAGCCAGTGCAACAGCGGGGGCGACAATCACGTTTCCTGTAGAGCCGCCAGTGCCATCTTACATCGGAATTGGCGCAACAGTTCGCTTCAAAGATCCGGTTCTGAATACCCGGATTGTGCCGGGATCGACCGAAGTTGGAGACGGCATGATGCCAACGGCTAAGTTCCAGCTTATCGAGGTGCCGAGGTAGTCGGCCTACCGCTGTCTCCGTGCCCGAATAGCACGAACCCAAGTGTTGTTGAACATGATGGCCCCGATGACCAACGCGACGGCGCCGAGGACTATCATGCCGAAAGCTACGCCTTGGTCTCCGAACTGCTGATACAACCAGCCCGTTTTTTCTACTGCTTGGGCTGGTTTTCCAAGGCGGAGCAACCCCTGAATGAGTGCTCCGAAACCGACAATCAACATGCAAACGCTTCTAATCATGCCGGCCAGATATCAGCTGGGCGCGGTCAAATCCACCCTACTTGTCTATGGCGCGGCTTTTTCTGGCGTTGGTGTGTCAGACTTGAATATGAACGGCACCCGCACCTTACCCACTATCGAAGTCTTGTATGGCTGGCATTTTTTGACGGCCACTATCGCCGCCAATCCAACGATATAGTTGGTAAATCCACCTGATTTCACCAACTCAACCTCAGTCGCCTTGCCGTCTTCGTGAAGCCTGAACTCAATCACCGCGTTCCCGGTCTGGTTGAGAGGCATCCTAAAACACTTGCGAACCTGATTTGCCAAACGGAAGGCTTCTTCGCGGCTAGGCGGTTCCTTTGCCGTCGAAACACTGGGGGCGAGGGCAATGAGCAACGCAGCGCAGTATTGCAAAATCTTCATACGGAAGTCCCTCGATGTAGCCAAACGGCGAGCGGACCTTAGCGTCTTAGTTCAAATAAGGTAAGGCCATGGCTTTCCCAGCACGTCTACAGCAACTGCTCGACGAGGGCAGGGGCAAGATCGCCTCTGCCGTGAAGTTCGAGTTCGGCACCGGAATCTATGGTTTCTTCTCGGGCAAGGGCAGTCAGGATTACGGAGGTCTGACGTATCACGGCAATACGCTGATCGATATCGACGAGCCAATGTATGCGCTCGGCACGGCAGCACAGCCGGTAACGATGCGTCTGCCAGCCGCGGCCGACTTCGGCCTTACGCCTGACAAGCTCGGCCAGATCGAGCAGGAAGACTACAAGAACCGCCCGGTTACTTTCTACGACTTCTATTTCGATCCTGACACGAACGCTTTCCTTCACGCTGAGCCGACCTGGTACGGCTATGTCGATACCATCGATCACCGGGAGGAAAGCGACGAAGTCTGGCTTGAAGGCCATATCGAGACCGGCGCGGTCGATAACTTCCGCGAGGGCTATCGCTACGCCTCGCATGAGGACCAGCAGCTTGTTTCACCCGGCGACATGCTTTTCGAGCACGCAGCGAGGACCAAGAATGAATTCTTCAAAATCAAGTTCGGCTAGGGTCAACGGCTGGGATCGCGCACTGGAAGACCTTGCCACCGCTCATGTTTCGGTCATCCCGGAATGGGGCGTTTCAGACTGTCTGATGACGGCGGCAGATGCGATCAAGGTCGTTACCGGAGAAGACCCGCTTTCGCAGTTTCGCGGCAAATATAAAACCGAGGCCGGGGCCGCCCGAAAGATGCGCGCCAACGGCTGCGAGAACGTCAAGGACGTGTTTGAGAACTACCTCCAGCTAGAACCGGTCAATCGGCTCTCTGCTAGCCGCGGCGACGTCGGCGTTATGCTCATCAATGACGAATACGTCGCCGGGTTCATTTGCGGGTCCGGCTTCGCGGTTAAGCAGCCTAGCGGCCTTACGTTCTTTCCAGTGACCGATATCGAGCAGGCCTACAAGGTCGGCAGCTAACCACCACGACAATCTGCACCTTTGAAGGTCCGCCAGCAGCGGGCCTTTTTTGTTGCGCCTGCATGAGGCCGCCGCATGCCATTTTTAGCGCCTATCTTCACCGCTATCGGCGGAATCGTGTCGAGCGTAGCCGCATGGGCCGCAGCGAGCCCGATCCTTGCCGGTATCGCGCAGACAGCCTTCGGCATTGCGCTCAAATATGCCGTCAATGCGCTGTTTCCGCCGAAGACGCAGAGCCGGGCCTCCGAACTGGAAACCCAGTATGGTGCCAATATCCCGCGCTCGGTCATTCTCGGTACCTGTGCGACTGAAGGTCATCACATCTATCGCAACAGCTACGGCAGCGGCGGGCGTCTCATTCAGGATGTGTTTGTCCTGTCGAGCTTCCGCATCACGGCTGTTCCGCGTGTTCGCTACAACGGCGAATGGAGGGACCTGACCCAGCAAGACGCTGACGGCTACTGGCTTGTGCCGAACGAAGGCACGAGCGGCGACGATCACGACAATGTTCGTGTGAAAATCTTCTACGGCACGCTGGATCAGCAGGCAGAGCCGACGTTGATCAATAATGCCCGTCCGGCTGGCCGCTGGACTGCAAACCATCGTGGTGCAGGTGTTGCCTATGCGGTCGTGTTTTCGGAATTGCGCAAGAATGGCGACGGCCTGACTTCACCGGCAAAGCTCCTGTTCGAAGTCGTGGGCGCTCCGCTCTATGACTGGCGCAAAGACAGCACGATGGGCGGATCGGGCTCACATCGATGGGATGACAAGAGCACGTGGGAATATTCTGATAATCCACCAGTCCAGATCTACAATCTGGAGCGCGGTTTCTTCAACGGAACCCAGCGCATGGTCGGCAAGGCTGTTCGTGCCAGCCGCTTGCCTTTGGCAGAATACACCCAGGCCGCGAACATCTGCGATGAAACCATGCCGGACGGTTCGAAGCGGTATCGCTCCCACGCCATTGCCAAGGACGGCCCAGGCGCAAACCACGACGCCAACCTGACCCCGATCCTTGAAGCGATTTGCGGCTCATGGGTTGAGCGCGTTGACGGCGAGTTCCCGATTGCTGGCGCTCCGCAGGCCATCGTTGCGACGATCACAGACGCTGACATCAAGCGCGGCGCTCCCTTACGGTTCAGCGCCAAACGCAAGCGTACCGAACTGATCAACACGGTGGCTGCCTCGTATGTCTCGCCGGATGATTTCTATGAGACAAAGGACGCGGCTACCCGCATTGATGCAGGCGCTCTGGCCGAAGATCGGGAAACGCTGGCCAGTGCCATTCCTTACGCTGCTGTCACCGATGTGCGGCAGGTGGACAGGCTGGCAGACATCGCCATCCGTGGCGCTCGTTATCAGGCATCGGCGGAAATCGTCGTTCATCCGAAGTTCCTCGACACGATCAAGGAAGGCCGGTGGGTTCGCTGGAACAGCGCCAAGTATGGTGACCGCACGTATCAGGTACTGACCCGGCAGCTTGGCGGGATCAATACCGATGGTGCTCGCGATATCTCGATTGCGCTGCAGCAGATCAGCAATGGCGTCTTTGACCCGACCGCATACGAAACCAATCCGCCCAACATCATCGTTGTGCCGCCACCTCAGTATCTGGCCGAGGTGCAAAATTTTGATGTCATTCCGACCATCGTCAAGGCCGATGGAGCTGGAGAACTACCGGGTGCCCGACTGCTGTGGGATACGATCGATGACATCTCTGTTGTCGGTGTCGATATCGAGTATTGGCCAGCCAATGATCCGAGCCAGGTATTCAAGCGCTTCGTGCCGTGGGACGTGGTGAATGTTCTACTGGTTGAAGGTCTGACTTCGCTCACTGACTGGTTTGTTCGGACGCGCCTGCGTGTCGATAACGGTCGTGCTGTGGCATGGGCGGCGGCAAAGCCGTTTCGAACGCTGAACGCTCAAGGCGACCAAAACCCTATCGATTATGAAGGTCTGGCGGATGATCTGAAAGGCTATCTCGGCTGGATCGGGCCGCAGGTGCGCGAACTGATCCGTCTCAGTCAGGAGCTGGTAACACAGATCGCTGACAACCATGCCAACAGCTATGAGGACCGGCAGATGCTGGTTCGTCGGCTAGAAAGCACATTCGGCAGCGCTCAGGCACAGTGGGAGGAAGCCATTTTCGTCGCCACCGGGCCAAACAGTGCCATCGCGCAACAGCTTACTACTATCAATGCCCAGCTGTTCGACGTGAACGGCGCGAGCATCATTCAGTTGCTGCAAGTGCGGGTTGATGGTGTCGAGGATGATGTAGCGGCACAAGCCAATCTCATTACTCAGCTTTCGGCCAATATCGGCGAAGTTTCAGCCAATGCCACTTTCCGGATGGGCGCCTACAATGCTCCATCGGGCTGGAATGCGCGTATCGGCATGGAAGTGCGTGGCGGGACTGCCGACAGCTTCAAGAGCGCGGGCATGTTCCTTGACGTGACCAGCACTCAGGCCCGCATTGCCTTCATCGCTGAGCAGATCGTGTTTTCGAATGGAACGGAGTTCTTCAAGCCCTTCGTCATCCAGAACAACGTGATGTACGGCGAAGGCTTCGTCATGGATTGGGCGAAGATCGTGAATGTTTCGATCCAGTGGGCGCAGATACAGAATGCCGTTATCAATAATCTGGTCGTCGGAACAAGCAATCTGGATTTCGGGGCAGTCACAGGCGGTTCACGCGCCTCATTCAACCAGCTTCTGAACGGATCAAGCGGAGCTGTTGCGGCCCTGACCATTAACAATCCGGTCGGCAACAAGACTATCCCCGGCTGCAATGTCTCCCTGACCTATTCGTCTACGGGTTCAATGACGCTGAAACTGGCACTCCTGAACATAACAACCGGAGCAGAGATAATCTCGAACACCGGCACGGCTTCGGGCGGTAGCAACACACTGACCCTTGGCGGCAGCAATGTCGATTTCAGTTCGGTCCCCGGAAACAACGTCTACGGGCTTCAGGTAACCGTACTGGCCAGCAGCGGAACCACAACAGTGAACAATACTGTCGGGACCGTACAAGCGCTCTTCTGGAAGCGCTGACCTTCATCAAAATCCAATCATAGGAAACCGCGTTGACAGCGCGGGGAGGTATTTCATGGCTGTTCTGTCGGACTATACCGATGGCACGATCACCGTAACCAATGGATCGATTGATTTCACGGGCACGGACACGCTCTGGCGAAGTGCTGCATTTCGAGAGGGTGATACCGTCCTTCTACAGGGCTTCACCGGAGTGATCGCCGGTACGTCGGACGATGATCCGCTGATCTTGTCCAACACGACAGGGCAGTTCACCGAGCCGTGGCCGGGTGCAAGCGGTACGTTCTCCTATCGGATGCGCTATCAGCCAGACAATGCCCGTTTTTCGGCGAAAAGCACGGCTCTGATCAATCTTCTCGCCAACGGAATTCTGCGCGGGATTGCGGACATCGGTGTTGAAGATGGTAAGCTGCTGATCGGCAACGTTGCGGGCCTTTATGATCTCATCGATAAATCAGAGCTTGGCATCCAAGACCCCAACGGCAGTATTGGGAAGCTTGCGGCGCTGCAGCTGGCTGCAAACATGGTTCTTCGGACAAACGCCGAAGGAGCAATGGAACAGTCTCAGTTAACGTCATCCGGCGTGGCGCTCTTAAAGGCTCCACCAGTCGCGGACGGCCAGTTTCTATACGCAATTGGACCGGACGAATTTTCTGTCGCTACGCTCACGACATGGTCGCGCAGTTTTCTGGCTTCACCAGATGCGGCCGAGCAGCGCCGTATCATCGGCTATAATCGACCGGCATTCAAAGCGCATCTCGCTGCCAATCAGCTTGTCTATAACGGCACGACCAATCTGACCTTCACGGCAGCGCCTTTGAATGTCAACAACGGGTGGTCAGGCGGCAGGTTTACCATCACCCAGCCAGGCACCTATTTCTTCATGTTGAATATTACGATTGGCGATGGCTTTGCCGGGCAGTTCATCCCGCAGATATTCGTCAGTAACGGTACAAATCCATCATCTGTCTACAGTGAGGTCGTTGCCCCCATCGGGCCGCAGAGTGCGCAGCGGTTCTATGCCGGAGGAAACGTTGGAGCCGCTATATGGCTCAACACAGGATCGTACGTAGAATTCAAGCTGGTGCTGGATGCAGTTCAGGGCAACCCGTACATGGGTGCCTTTCGGTGTTCTGCGACCGGCTTTTTGATGTGAGGGCACTATGAAATACAAGTTCATCAAGTTCGGCCCGGAGGGTTTCCCGCTCTTCTATTATGACGAGCTGACCTATCCGCTGACCGAAGACGGAAACCAGAACCCTGATATTCCATTGGATGCAGTTCCCGTTACAGACGAACAATGGGCAGATGCACAGCGTATTGCGTTGTGGCAATCGCCTGACGGCGCGCTTACAACTCCGCCGCCACCGGAGCCTGTGGAAAGCCCTTCAGTTGTCGTCATTCCATCTGTAAGCCTCTGGGAGCGCCTGACTGAAGCCGAGGCGGAGCAAGTAAATGCTGTAATGGCAACACAGCCGTTCCGCACCCGACAGATTTTCCTGACAGCAAACACCTTCCGATCCGATCATGAACTGTGGCCTCTTCTCGTTCAGATGGCGACCGAATTGTTTGGAGAGGATAGAGCGGCGGAGCTTCTCGCAGTATAATAAATGATATCGGTTACTCGACACACCCGCCGCCCTCTGAGGTGGCTTTTTCTTGGCGAAGGATAAAGCTCCAGTAAGGTTTCACTGAACTGGGGCCGAGCACCTTGGGAAACCACGCTGAAAGCAATGATAGGTGCCCAGTCGACGTTTATCTCGCATATTGTAAACAGTCTGTTTCGGGATGAACTAGAAAACCCCGGCACGTCTCCCAACACGCCGGGGCTACGCTCCTTAACGTGCGGCGAACACGATGGGCACGCGGATGAAGTATATCATAGACGCAGCGACTATAGCGTCCATCCATACAAGGCGAGAGCAACACCGCAGACGGCACCAATAACCGACCATCCAATCATGCTGATACCCATGAAGCTGTGATGTGTTTCGGCAGAAATCTTTTTGAAAGCTGCGGCCACAAAAAGGTTGGCAGCGGCACCGAGGATTAGACCTATACCGTTGGCGACGTAAGCGGCGGGATGAAGTGCCATGCTCTGCATGAAATATGGCCGCAGTAGGAAAGTTGCTCCAAGCATTCCTGCAATCAGCACAAAAACCGATACCATTCC